GCTGCGTGCCAGCCGTACAAACATGTCTAGTCCCACCAGTCTTCAAATATGCTGTGGGTGCCATATATGGCACTTCAAACTTAAACTCAGGACATTCAGCCAAGTCCCAAATTTTAGTGATGGTCCTAGGACCCACATAAGCTGCTGAAGTGTACAACGGTTGAAAACCATCTGGTTCATATGAAATAAGCAAACGACCTCTATGAAACTGCGAACTAATGGATGTGAAACTATAAGTTATAGGCCCAGTCCACATGTCAAACAATGAACCAACTTGGCATGAAGGTGTCATCTGTATAGACTTGACTGCCAAACCAGTAGCAGTTCCGTTGTAATTGCGCGACGTGTACACCATAGGATCCACATTGACCACAAACAACGGCGTGGTTGGTGTAGCTGTGGCCGCCCAATCAAAAATGCCAAAAGCCACGTCTCTGGATAAAATATGAGACATAGCCATATGGTCGGTGCCATCCAAACCAACTGTCCTTGAATCAACGGTAACTTCATTCTTAGGATCTAGTGATAATTTGTCGTTTTGCACACAAATCTCAGGTGACGCATAAGATGGCATGTAGTTTATCTTATTGGCATGAACGTCAGAAATAACAGGTGGATTGGTATAACCAAACCAACGCGCTACTGTACCCATAGCCGAAAAAACCGTGGAAGTGGCCATAGCATAAGGAGCAACTCTGGGAACAACACTCAAACTGGCTGCAGCTTGACTAGCTAGAGAACAAGCTGTAGATACAGGTCTCTCTTCGTATTCATCAGCTTGCAAAGTGTATGAAGGGCCAGAGAGTTTAATATCCTCAGCCCAAGCATAAACAGTAATTGTGATGGGTTGAGTTGCTGCAGTTCCAGCCGTAAGTAAATTCCGTGGAGAGTATAAATTGAGCCTGCCTAGCTGCAAAATCTCACTCAAAGTCGAATCCAAATTCACCCAATTTTTGTAATAACAAAATGGCAAAACCATTTCACAACCACGAGAAAATTGGGGATAAAAATATCCATGTGGGCGGCATGAATTTACAATCAAATTGCCTACTTCAGTGCCACCAGTGTAGCTAGCTAAAGAGGGATCAGTGACACCACCAGCAAACCTATCATCTGCCCCCGTGATAGGAAAAGTACTGGCTGAGTAATGAAGCGGATAATAAGCCATCATGCCAAAACCGTGTTGGTATGGAGACGCATTGATGGTTAACTTAATGTGCAGTGTAGCCTGAAGGCGGGAAAAACCTTTGATTTTAGAGTAAATCTCTGGGTTGTTAAAAT